CGGTCGGCCGCGGAAGCCGGAGATCGACGGATCGCGTTCACGCGAAACGCTGCCCTTCACGCCCTCGGTGACCAACGTGATCAACTCGCCGACCGGCGAGCCCGGGATGGTGTTGAACGTCGATTCGTCGAAGATTGCGAGACGGGTCTCGCGGCCGTTGACTGGTGCGCCCATGGCTCAGACCTCCGGGGTGGTGGCCGCGGTCGCGGCGGTGGTGGCAGCCAGTTCGGCGGCGGCCTTCTCGGCGGCGATGCGCTCGGCTTCGGCGGTCTTCTCCGCATCGGCCAGCGTGGCGCCGACCAGCGTGAAGCCCTTGGTCTTCACCAGGCGCACGGCCTCGGCGGCCGGCACGGGGTATTCGCGGCCCGGCAGCATGTCGCCCACGGCGCGACGGCCGCCGGCGGCTTCGGGCTTGAGCGTGACGGTGTAGGTGGCGGTCGGTGCGGCTGGCTTGGGGGCCATGGGTTCACTCCGGGCGGATGTAGACGTCGGCGTTGATCTCGACGCTCAGGATGTGGTGCGGGTGCGTGCCGCCCTGGTCGGGCTCCACGGCGCGCACGATGGCGCCGGCGCAGTCGGGCAGGCCCAGGGTGTCGGCGCGCAGGAACAGCTGCGCGATGCGTTCGGGGATGCGCACGCGCTGGCGGTAGGCGATGTCGCGGTCCGTCTCGCGCCAGAACAGGGACACGACCACGCGGAACCGGAACGCCTGCTGCCCGCTGCCGATGGTCAAGCCGAATTCGCTGGACGCGTCCGGCAGCGCCTCGCCGTTGATCGGTTCCATGACCCAGCACGGCAGCTTGGTGACGTGCAGTTGCTCGATCTCGGCGTTCGGACGATTCGACAGCACGTTCGTCGGCACGCGCGGCAGCCCGCAGCCGCCGGACGCGATGGACGCCGTCAGCGCCGCGGTGAACGTGGCGTCGGTGGTCAGCAGCGCGGCGATCGCGGCGTGGACGTCTTCGACGATCATCGCGGCAGGGCCTTGTCGAGCCGGATCACCATGATTTCCTGCGCGTCGACGCTGTCGGCCGCGTCCTGAAGGAACGGCCGGCCGATGTACGATTTCCGTGCATTGCGGTTGCCATAGGGCGTGAACCCGCGATGGATGGCGCTGGCGTATCCGGCGGTGGCGATGACCATGGACTCGCGCTGTCCGAAGCGCGACTGGATGGACCGGCGCAGGAACCCGGTGCGCACCGGCACCGGATAGCTGCCCGGCGCGCCGCTGCCGCTGGTGTTGCGCACGGCCTGCCGCTCCACCGCGATCGCGATGTCGCGCAGGCCTTCGGCCACGCCGCGCGACCACGCGGCGGCGTAGCGCTGGAACTGCTGCGCCAGCTTGCCCGCGGTGTGGGTGATCGAAAGGGTCATGCCGTCACCGCCGTGCTGCTGGCCGCGGGATAGCGGCCCGTCTCGACGTGGCCGACGGCGATGGCGCTGCCCGGCGTGGTGTCGTCGATCGACACGCCCAGCCAGGCGGCGGCGCGTTCGATATGGTCGCGCGCCTCGGCGGCGAACCGGTCCGCGATGTCGGTGAAGCTCAGGCGGTTGGCGCCCGGATCCTGCAGCCCGTTGACGGCGTTGCCTTCCACCATCGCGGCGCGGCGCTTCCACAGCTCCGCGCCAGCCTGCGCAATCTCCGCCGCCCGCAGCGATTCGAACGCGGCGCGCAGCTTGGCGGTGGCGGCGGTCTTCGTGGCGCTGGCATACGCGGCTTCGCCCACCAGCGCTTCGGACCAAGTGGCCGCCGCGGTGAGTACGCGCGGCAGGTAGTCGGAATCAAAGCCGACCGCGCCCGGGAACAGCTCTTCCCGGAACCCCGCGTCGACCAAGTCCTGCGCCACCGCCTTGCCCACGTGTCACCCCTTCAAGAAAACGGCCGGGCGGGTTTCCCGCGCCCGGCCGAATGCAGCACCAAGCCCTGCCGGGTTCGGATTACGCGAACAGCACGCGCCGGACCTGCGACGAATCGCCGATCGCCGCGTTGAACTGCGCCCGCGCGTACCAGTCGGTCGCGGCGGCGGCGGCCGTGCGCTCGGACTCGAGCGTCGGATCCAGCCACTGCGCGCGCTTGTTGCGCAGGCCCGTCATCACCAGGTAGTAGCCGGTCGAGTTGCCGGGCACGCGCGTGGTCGCGATGACGTTGCGCACCGTCCAGGCGATCGGCTGGCGGTTCTGCATGGCGACGAACGCGGACCCCTGGCGCGCTTCCAGCATCTGCAGGATGCGGCCGACCTGTTCCGGGCTGGTCACGATGTCGAACTGCATGGACCCGCTGCCGTAGCCCTTCGGCTCCATCAGGCGCGCGATGGCCGCGCCGGCGTTGTTCAGCGTCTGCTGGTCGTTCGTCGCGAACGCCACGTCCACGCCGGAACTCAGCGCGGTCAGCAGGCCATAGTGCACGTCGGCCAGCAGGCTGAAGTACTTCGCCTGGAACTCGCGCACCGCGTCCTCGGCCAGATAGAACTTGTTGAAGCGGAACCAGTCGTCCTGGATGCCCAGCGACGCGCCGTAGGTCAGGTAGCCGATCGACGTTCTGCCCTCGTTGATCTCGCGGCGCACCTTCTGGTTGCCCGCGTCGCCGATGCGTGACCAGGTGACACCGAACGAGCTGTTGATGATCTCGAACGAGGTCTCGCTGCTGGCGCGCATGTCGATGAAGTCGAACAGCGCGAGGTAACCCGCGTCGATCGCCGGCAGTTCGTGATAGAACTGGTTCATCGCGTTGGCGACATCGGTGAGCTGCGGGTTGTCGCCCGGCACCGCCCACTTCTGGCCGCGGAAATGCTTCAGCGCGGCGTCGTCGCTGGTCAGGTAGCGCTTGATCTCGTCGACGCTCGGCGGCGCGATGGCCGCGCCGGCCATCTTGCTGCGCGGATCGGCCAGCATCGCGGCCGCGCGCTGGCCCAGCAGGTCGATCGCCATGTGGGGCATCTTGAGCCCCAGCGCCACCATGCCGCGCAGCGCGGCCTTCTGCTGGTCTTCCGGCAGCGTGCGGAGCCGGGACAGATTCGGAATCTTGCCGTACATGCGGGGCTCCTTACGCCGTGAAGCTGTTGAACTGGAAGCGAGGGGTGACGGTGTCACCGGCGAGCGCGGCTTCGAGCGCGCGACCGCACAGCGTGTTGCCGGCGGACGTGGTCGTGAACCGGCTGTTCGTGTTGTCCCAGTAGATCGCGCCGCCGATGGTCCAGGCCTCGCCGGTGGCCTTCACGGCGCCGCTGATTTCGGCGTCGTAGACCAGATCGGTTGCCTCGTTGGCGCCGGCGGATTCCAGCGGGATGTAGACGCGCGAGCTGATGAGCACCGGCGTCTTGCGCGTGACCGCGCCGGAGTGCGCGAAGCGCGTGGTCTTGATCTGGTTGCCGGGGCGGCGAATCTGGAGACCCATGGTGTGTTCCTCGTCTGTTCGGTGGCGATCAGGCGGTGCCGAAGGCGCCGGCGATCAGGTCGGGCGCCTTGTTGCCGGCACCATTCGGGCGCGCCCCCGTCGGCGCATTCGGGTCCCCCGCGGGGATCGTCCCCGCGGCCGGCGTCTTCGGCACCAGCGCATCGCGCATGGACTTCAGCGTGGACAGCGGCAGGCCGGCATAGCCGGACTTGATGCTCGCCACCGCATCGTCGGTGTCGGCGTGGATGACCTTGGCGCCGCGCTGCAGGGCGACCACTTCGTCGACCAGGTCGCTGCGGTAGGCCTTGCCGTCCTCGATCACGGCCTTCAGCGCGGCCGGGTTGTCCAGCAGCGACTTGAAGTCGGCGCCCAGCACGGCTTCGAGCTGGTCGAAGGCCGTGGCCTTGGTCTGCGCGGCATCGCGCGCGGACTTGGTGGTGGCGAGCTCCGCGTTGGCGGCGTCGAGCAGTTTCTGCAGGTCCATGGGGTCACCTTTGGTGTGAGCGGACTTCACGGCCCGGGCGCCGGGTTGCGCGCCGAGCCAGACGAGGGAGGCTTCCAGGGCTTCGCCGTTGCCGCCGATGCGGCGGGCCTGCATTTCGCGGCCGGCGGAATCCTTGATGGGGGTGCGCGATTCGGCGAGGAACCCGACCGACACGAAGCCGAGGCCCGCATCGATCTTCGACCGGATCGACTTGTTGTCGTCGGTGACCGGCATGTACATGCCGGCGAACAGCAGCACGGCGTCGGTGCGGTCCGGCGGGAACTGCAGGTCGGGCGTGCGCAGCAGCGTGCGCGCGTCGGCCTGCGCCATGCGCTGCGTGTAGGCCTCGAACCACAGGCCTTCGGGCAGGCCGGTGTCGCCGTCGTAGCTCATCGGGTGGCGCTCGAACGCGCCCTTGCCGGGCAGCGTGCGCGCCAGCACGTCGAGGAACGGCTCGTCGAAGGCTTCGTCGTCGCGGTCGATCGCGTTGTGGGCGATCACGAACGTGCGCACGTAGAGTTCATCCGCACCGAAGTCGCGCAGGGTGAACGGCCGGATCTTCGCGAGCGTGTCCGCATCCGGCGCGCCGGCCGCCTTGCACGCGAGCGCGAGCTGCTTACGCTGGCACTGGGCCAGCGGCAGGTCGCGCTGCTGCGGGGCGGCGCTGCCGTCCATCAGCCCGCGGCCGCGGCCTTCGCCGCGAGGCGCGCCTGCGCCTGTTCGATGGTCAGCGGGCCGGTGTAGTCGTCGGCGAGGTACGCGGGCGGCGCGGCGGGCGGCTCAGACACCGCGGGCGGGGCCACTGCGGCGGCGCCCGCGTCGGCCAGCTTCGCGTCGATGCGCTCGATCAGCGTCACGCGGTTGCTGTCGGCCACTTCGATGGCGCGCAGTTCGGTGAGCTGTTCGACGGACAGGTCGTCGAGCTTCTCGACCACGTCCGAGACTTTCAGGTCCGCCAGGGCTTTCAGGTCCACGCGCAGCTCCGGTGCTGGTGGCCGGGCGAGCGCCCGGTCTGTGCAGGCGCTGTGTATCGGTTGCCGGGTTTAACGTCGTCCGGCCGACTAAACCTCAGTCGGGCGCGCGGGCCACCAGCGTGCACCGACAATTCGGGTGCGAGTCCCGCCCCGGTACCGGCGCGCTGCCCACCGCGTAGGGGCTCGCGGCTTCCAGCGATCGGCAGATGTCGCTCACGCGTTCATCGCCCGCGGTCACGTAGTCGACCTGGGCGATGCCCGCGCTGCGGTAGTGGTCCAGCTTGCCGTCGGCCTGCGCCATCGCAATCTCGGTGCGCGCGAGGCGCTCCCAGTTGTATTCACCTGCGGCGAACCGCTGGCGCAGGTGGCGGGCCACGTTGATCGGGTTCATGCCGTCCAGCGCGCCGCTGGTGAGCTCGGCGACGATGCCGTCGCGCAGCGTGCGCACGGTGCCGTTGCGCACAAGTTCCAGCCCGCGCCGCGCGATGGATGCGCGCACCGCTTCCAGCGCGCGCGCGGATTCGTCGGCCAGGTCCAGCTCGGCGCCGGCGTTGTCCCAGCCGCGCGCCCACGCGGCCAGGAATGCGCGGATCAACGGGCCATTGGGTCCCGCGGCTTCGGCGCTGAACCGCTCGCCGCGGCTGATGATCTCCACCAGGTCGGCGCCGGTGAACGCGAACCGGTCGCCCACCACGGCCTTGCGCAGGCACTTTCCGGGCGACAGGCCCAGCAGGTCGATGACCTCTTCGCGCAGCCGGCGCCAGCGGCCGACGATGTAGCCGATGGCGCGGGACTCGAGCACGGGCAGTGCGGGGTCCTCTTCGGCCCACGTCTCGCCCGCGCTTGCCGGCGCCTTCATGCCGGCGCGCACGCCGCGCAGGAACGCAGCGCGCAGGGTCGCGTCGACGATCATGCCGCGCGCAGCTCCGCGACCACCTGCTCGACCACGCCGCGCAGTTCGTTGGCGCTGCGCGCGCCGAACGCTTCGACGCGGTCCATCACGCCCTTCAACTGCGCAGGCGTCAGCAGCACCTTGGGCTGGCCGCCGCCCATCGGGTCGCCGCCGGGGATCGCGGCCGGGTCCAGCACGTCCACGCCGGCGTTGGCCAACATGAACGCGGTTTGCGCGCGCAGGAAGTCGGCCTGCGCATTCTTCACAACGTCGCGCAGGTTCGGCGTTTCCTGCATCAGCCACCAGTCGTTCGGCTTCCACGTGCGTCCGCGCAGGCGCAGGTTCGTGGCGACCAGGTCCTGCAGGTAGGTGCGCCGCGCCTCGAAACGCACCTTCGCGGCGCCGAGCGCCATTTCCACCTGGCCATCGGATGCGCGGTCGCTGGTGTTCCACTGGAAGCCCAGCATCCACGACGGCAGGCGCAGCTTGGCGAGCACCTGTTCCAGCATGTGCCGCGACGGCATCTCGATTTCCAGCGCGGTGCCGCTGGCGCCGATGACCTCGATCTTGATGTCGTCGTCGCGGCCCAGCGCGGTCACGAAGTCCACGCTGTTGCCCTTGCGCTTGGCGTCCATAGTCGCGGCGATGTTGCGCGCGATCTCCGTTTTCCGCGCGGCCAGCGCGGTCGGGTCCACCTTCGGATTGGCGGTCTTGTACGTGACCGCCAGCGGCGGATCGCCGTAGCGCGTCCACGACTGCGCGGTCGCGTTCTGGATGGTCAGCAGGATGGTGGCCACGAACTCGACCGACCGGATCAGGCTGGTGCCGTAGGGGTTGCCGGCCTCGGGTTCGTGCACGGCGTAGATCAGCCGCGATGTGTCCAGCGCCTTGAAGCCCAGTTCGGTCAGCGTGTTCTGTGTCCAGCGCGCGTACTCCGTGGTGCCGCGCAGGATGCGCTGCGCGTCGCCCGTGCCGTCCCCGCGTTCGTAGAACGGCGTGCCGGGCGCGGCATAGTGCACGGCGAGCCCCGTTTCGGTGCGCTGGTACCGCACGCCCTTGCTGTCGGCGATGCGCAGGCCCACGATGTCGCGCCCACGCGAGTCCGGGATCCACTCCGCCACCGCGTGGCCCTGTTCGTACACCTCATTGCCAAGGCCGCTGTACAGCGCCTGCAGTCCGCGCTCGGCATCGTTCACCGGCACGGACTCCATCCACTCGCGCACCTCGCGCACGATCGCGTCGTTGTTGCCTTCCACGCGCAGGATGCCGTCGAGGCTGATGTAGCTGCCGATGCCGCCGTCCAGCGGCGGGATCGCGCGGCGCAGGGCTTCGTACAGCCACGGGTTCACGGCGTTGGGCACGAACAGGCCCGCCAGGTCCTGGAACGGACCCAGCGGCGCGCCTTGGCGCGCCTGAGTGCCGATCTCGCCGCCGGGGTTGGCGAACTTGCGCGCGGGGAAGATGCGCGACGCGATGCGCTGGAACAGGTTCATGCCGCGGACCTCCGGTCGAAGGTGCCGGCGCTGAAGACGTCCGG